GGAAGTGGTACAATTACGGTGTAATTAAAAGGAGGTAGCCATGGAAAGAAAAAAAATTAACGGTAAGTACGTTAACGACATGGGTTGTTGCGGGATATTTGCTGCGGCAATCGTCATGGGGCTAGAACCAGAAGATGTTTTTAACGATTACAAGCGCAGGTTTAAAAAGCGCGGGAACTGGAAGGGCAGCACCTACAGAGGAGAGCTTTCCCTCTTCATGCGAGAAAAATATGGGTCTGAGTTAGATCTTGAAGAGCATAAAAACAAAACTGTTGCTAGGTTTGCGGCAACGGCAGACCCAAGCGATACATACTTGGTTTACATCAGGGGGCACGCAATGGTGCTTTCAAAGGGTCGATTGATCGATCAGAACCATGATGAAGACTGGCGTACCATGCGACATAGCGGCAAAAAACTTGAGTACACCTACAAGGTTTTAAACGGTGCCGAGCTGCCAGACACGCCAGTTAGCGGACCTTTAACTACTGAGGAAAGAGCTGAAGAGGTTGTTGATAAGCTAATCAAGTATCGAGACGAATTGAAGAAGGTTTCTGAGAAGCTTGGTATCGATATAGAGAAAATGATCAACATCAGCGGGAATGAGTACGAACTGGTTGGCTATAAAAAATCTGCTAAGAAGTATCCTTTCTTGGTCGTTAACAAGAAAACCAATGAGTTCGCTAGAATGTCGAAGTTCACAGTCATTCGGAATCTCTCGAAGGCTGCATAAATTTATCAACAGAGGTACAACCATGGCAAAGATTACGATTGAACTAGATCAACAGGACGCTGAGCGGGTCCTAGAAAACCATGACAAGATTGTCGAGCTACTCACCGCAATACTCAAGGAGCTGAAGAAGAATGGAAAAGTATCTCGAAACAATTGATCGCGTGATGTTTCACATGAAACATAAGTCTCTGATCGCGCAGGAAAAAGCCGTGAAGTCAGCCTTAGACCAAGAACATGGCGCTGGCCCCGAGGCTAAATACATTTTTAAAATTTGGAAGGAGAGTAAAAATGATTGAGGACAATATATACGAGCTTGAAGAGTTTGTTACCAGCGGTAACAGATCTGAATTTGTAAAAACAAGATCCTGCGGTGCGGAACACTTTGATGAGATCATGGAGCGCAGGATGAAAGTGCTGGCCGATAAAGGCGTTTACTTTCACCTATACCGGCGGTGCGGAGATGTCAGAGAGATTCTTCGCTAGTTACCATTCAAAAAAGGCTTAAAGGCAGGGTCGGACGGGTCAAAAAACTGGTTCGACGCTGGCATTTCCGGCTGGCCTAAACCAGCTAATCCTCGGCCCTCTCCTTGCGCAATCGGTCCAGAACTCGGCTTAACACCCCCCGCATTTGCGGACTCTGGGCGTAAAGCTCCCCCATTTCGTCGGCTGTCCCGTAGTCGAAGTTCTGTGCCTTCAAGGACTTCTCTTGTGTCTTCGAGTAAAGCCCTTGGTTGCTCGATCGGGGCCGTGTTATCGATTCTCGTGTAGCCATCTGCTATCCCTTCCTCTCGTAAAATATCATAATTTTTGGACGGGTTGTCCCCAACTTCGTCTAAGTATTTTGCCGGTATGATTCGGCCAGTGTTTGCAAAGCGGCCATACATGCGAATCCTAGCGTCTGCCGCAGGAACCACCACATCAACAACGTCAACCTCATAACCACGGTCCTTTAGAGTCTTGATCTGGGTTCGCATCTTACCTAAATCTTGCCCAACCGTAGGAATGACAATGTTGTCACCCTGCTCCATAGCAATTTCTTGAACCAATTCAATGATAGCCTTGGACTCAGAATGAACCGCATTAGCACCCACCCCACCCTGATATTCCGGCAGGAGCTTTTTCGCTTCATCTGGGTCGATAATCGTCGCGTCAAATTTTCGAGCGATCGGGTTCGCAATCGTAGACTTACCAGAAGCCGGTGGACCCAAAACAATAACTGCTCTCTTGGTGGCGTCCGGTGAGTTTGTAACGGGTCCGGGGTAAGGGATCTTGTCGTCATCAAAGCCAAGGCGTCTAGCCCTGCGATAAAGCTCTTCAACCGCGTCGTCATACCCGACAACTTCCACGTCGCCAAAGTTGAATGGGCGGGAATCCATAAAGTCTCTTGTCAGAAAATCTTCGCGCAAAGAAGTCTCAGGGATTTCGCCCATCTGCTCAAGAGATCGCTTTACAACTGGGTGGGCGTCAGTGGCAGCTTGGAATTCAGGGTCGTAATAGCGCGACTTATCCGCCATCATGCGTTTGAAATCTTCCATCTCATCAGCAAACCGAATCGCGTCCTCTGTCACATCCTCTACAGACTTGACCTTTCCTAGCGCCTCAATGCCTTTCTGAACAGCTCTAGGTACGCTTGATATGAAATTTAAAGGCGCTCCAAAGAAAGGCACCACAGCAGCAACATCACCCAGTTGGCCTATCCCTTGAAGTAACGCTGTGCCGTAATTACCCTCGTCAAAATTCTCTTTTAGACTGGGCGACATTTCTTCAGAGGTGAACATTTCCTCGATGGTGGCGTCATATTCTGGAAAGTCTGGATATTCTCCAATATTTTCTGCTGTAGCAGCTCCGGGCGCGAAACCCCCTGCAATGTTTATCAACTGCGCCGGGGAAAGCTTGTACTCGGATTCTTCTACAAAACCATACGGGGTGCGGACCATGCCCTCGGGGGCGTAAGTGTTACTCCCAAATAAGCCGGTTCTTTTCTCCTCTTTAGGCTCCATCGATCCAATAGATCTGGAGGTGTACGCTGCGGTGCCAGAGCCTTTACCGGCCTTTGCAACCTTAGGTATGACTTGAGCTGCGAGTAAATTGACTGCCATTAGATGTTCTCAATTTTTACTAGGGCTTCATAATAATCCCAATTCTTACGCATAATAACCAGCCAATCATCAAAAGTCATCACCGCCGTGAGGTCATTATCACGAGGTAGTGCGGGGTTAATCGCGTACATGGGGATGCACACGCGGGACTGCTTGTTGTTGAACTTGTAGATGAGAACAGGGATGTCATTGCCACAGGCGGCCTTGACCTGCTTCCACCACTCAGGACGCCACCACCACCCCTCCTTGTACGCTTTGCACTCAATCGCGTGGTACGGGATCTTAATGTCGGCTAGGTCGGCGGTCTGGTACTGATCGAGGTTCCGCTTGCAGGTAATGTCAAAACCATGCTCGGCGAAGAATTCGTTTAGCTTCTTGCAAGTGTCGCGTTCATACGCGGCCCCCTTGTTGCGAGAATCAACCATGGGCAGTACCAGTAAAGTTTTGGCAATTCTGTTGCAAATAGGGGTCCCATGCAAGAGAATCTGAAACGGGGGGTCCCTTGCTCTCACTCCTCTGGGCGACCTCTCCTCCCTTAATCGCCCACAAAGGGACCCCCTTTTTGCCTTCTCTATTTTTTTTATACTGAATGTGGCGAACCGGGTTTTACCCTTGCCGCAACGCCGCCGCCGCCTTTTAGGGGGGTCGCCCCCAGCTTTTGATCTAGGGTTGAACCCTAAAAAACCAACCCATAGGGGTCCAGAAAACTATTCTGCCCCGCCTGTGAGCACAGGGTCGCAAAGAATTCGCGGGGATATCCCCCTCGATTCTCCTGTCATGACAGGTAATGACCTTTAAAATCAATGACTTAGAGGCGAAAGCTCGAAGGGTTCTATTTAGACAGCGAAATGGGGCAAGAGTCTGGGAGAGGCCTCTTTCCCAGTTATCTGCAAAGACTATCGTAAATCGATCATCCATTGATAAAACCGATCATACATCATTGTCTTTTAAATCTTCCGACACGCCTAGTAATTCGTTCAACCGAGACTTGATATCACTCTTGGTCATACTGTCGAGGTTGGCATTGATATTGAGGCTTTGGCTGCGTTGTATCGTCAAGCCAGCTAACTGGTTCAACTCCTTCACCGCGCTTACAGCGGCGTTGTAAGCCCCGCTCTCGAACGCTGTCTCTGCGATACGCCATAGCATTGAGCCTGTCTTCTCTGGCGTGATGGCGAACTTCTGACGCAACTCTTCCTGCTCAGCTCTGATCGCCTTAACCACATTGGGATGATCACGCCCGTTCATCAGCTTCGATGCGCTCATCGACGGGAAGCTGAACCCCGCTCTCCGCGCAGCCTCCGTTTGCGCACACCCACCCTTCGTGTAGTGCCAGACGAACGCCGACTGCATTTCCGTTAGCCCAAACTCGTCATCCTGCTCGAACTGAACTGGTGCCGCTGCCAACTGTGGTCGTTCCTTCTTTGGTCTGCCTCGCTCCGCCATCGTCCCTCCATCTTGTTGAATATCTCCCGCGCCCCAGCTTCCAGCTCCTGCGCGATTCCGTAAGCGTCACGCTCCGCGTTGTTCAACTGCCGCCACCTTCGGTAGTTCTCCTCGCGTGTTTGCTCGAAGTCCCACTCAAACTTGTAGTCTACCATGATCAGTCTCCTGATTAGCCAAGTGTGTCAAGTGTAGTGTATAGCCATCCACCTTCTTACGTTTATGCACCATGTAAATACTACGTTACGTTATTTACATGGTCATACTATTAAAGATCTTATATATAGTACCCTATACACACTATAGTAATAACACCAACAATAACAAGGTCTTACGCAATATTTAATATAGGGTATAGGGTGGCATTTTTTTTACCCCACTCTCATCATGATAGATTTAACCATTTACATGAACGCCCACCGGACCGTGTATGAGTGTGGTTCCCACACTCGGGCAGCTAGTCCCACCCCTTCGGGGAGAAACCAAAAGAGTCTGATTTGTCGTCTTCGATGGCGGTGTAGGATAGGTCGTAAATCTTTTTGCCTGAGCTTCGCCTTGGTTCTTTGCCATGCTCTGACAAGATCCTTGCCGCATCTTTGAAGTCTGCCATGCGTGGACTGTTGACGCCCAGATCTCTCAACAGCTTGGTCATCTGCACTGGCTTGGTGTTGTCCGATTGGAAGTCAACGTGTTCGAGTATGAGATCCTCGACGCTCGATTGGGTACGGTAAAGCTCGTTGCTCTCTTGCAACTGCGCTCGCTCATCTGGGCTGAGGAACCAGTTCTTCTGGCCAGCGATATACATCGTCTCCTTCACCTCTGCCCAGAGCTGCTGCATATCGACACCATGGTTTACATCAATCCCATTGACCGGTATCACCCAGAACCTTCGGTTGCCGCTGGTGTCGGTCAGAAACTCTCGTGCGTTGACGCTCGCGTAAAACGCTGTCCTTCTCTGGTAGGTGGTGAACGCCCGATCGTAGGGTAGGCGCAGCTCGTCAGTCTTCTTGGTGACAAACGCCTTGAGCTGGTCGATGTCCGACTTCTTGAAGGTGCTCTCAATCTCTCCCAGCTCGACAATCCAATGGCTCACCGCCTGCTTCACTGAGTCCTTATCGCTTGGGTTGAGTGTTGCGCCTTCCAGCAACCAACCCTCGTCATAGTTGGCTAGACGTTTAAACCAGAGCGTCTTGCCCAGACCTTGCGCTCCTTGAAAGACCAGTATGCCCTCCAGCTCAACCCCATTCGGTTCACACGCTGCCGCCACGCAACTGATCAACCACTTCCGCATCAGCATCTCTTTCAGCGCTTGGTTGGGGCTTGTAATGCTGTCAAGGAACGCCTGTAGCCTGCTCTGACCGTCCCATGGCTTCGATTCCATCCAATCCCTTACAGGGTTGTATTCAACCGCCAGCAGCTTGAGATAATCCCTGACCTTGGTATGCGGTATGCCCATTTGTATACATCGATCTTCGATCTCGATCAGTGACGCCTCTTCTTGCATGTCTTGGATGAAGTTTGAGTCCGGCACAAAGATCTCCATACGCTTCTTGATCACGTTGTAAGCGCACTTGATGCCGTTCAGGATCATCACGCCCTCGACGTTGCCTTTGGTGTTGAGATACTTGCCCCGCTCGCTGCGGTTGAAATCAAACTCCGCTGGCACCGTCACCGGCTTCAGCTTGGGTATCAGCTCACCCTCCACCGCGTGGTCGTTGTAGTCTCCTAAGCTTTCCGGTATGAGCACCTCGCTTTCAGCGCCCCGGCTTCGCACCGCTTGACTCGCCTCGACAGCCTTGATCTCACCGGTCTTGGATTCATCCGCATCTGCGATGAAGATGTGCTTCGCCTTGGGGAAATAGTCCGAGATCGTCTCGCCTACCGGCTTCAGATTGCCTGCGTCAAAGCACACAATCACGGGCTGCGCCATGTCCCTAAAATAACTCGCCGCTGTCGCATAACCCTCAGCGTAATTAATGACCTTCGCATCCTGCAGCATGTGCTGGCCGAGAATAAAGAAGCTACCCTTCTTCTTGCTGCCGGTGAGGAATTTCTTACCGCCATCGTCATCGATATACTCCAGCCCGACAATCTCAAGCTCCGCGTCCAGTAAAGGAATGATCAACCTGCCGTCTTTATGCTGCCTGAGACCGTGGGAGAGCACTTGCTTCCGCTCAAGGTATGGGTGCTTCTCGCATGGGGTTGACTTCTCCCAAATGTTCTGAGCGATCTTCGCCCCCTGCGTTTGCTTGTTCGCCAGCTCGACCTTTGCCTCTTCCTGCAGCCGCCTGATCTCTTCTTTCTGGTCTTCGGTCATCTCGTAACGAGCGCCGTTGTTGGGTCGCCATTGGGCTGTAGGGTTAACGTGATCGAGCCGGTAATCGCCGCATCTTCCGTAGGGTACTGACTGGTTTAACCACAGCTGATACCAGCCTGTTAGCTTGCGCTTGCCGTCAACTTCCATGTAAGCGCGACCGACTGAACCGTCTGATACCAGCCCTTTCTTTGGGTCTACACTCATGCCGTTGCTTAGAAGGAACGCTTCAAATTCTGATCGAGCATCAGCCGTGAACGGCATACTCTGGTTTTTACTGGGTCGGGATACGTTTATTGCCATGGGTCTTTTTCCGCTTGTCTTTTTTAAATTAGGTGTGTACTATAGTGCACACTTTTACACAAAACAAGGAAAAGCACCATGGGAATTACAGCAAGCAGCAGTGGAGGAGGGGAATTCGAGGCGGTGCCAGTCGGCACGCATCGAGCAATTTGTTACAAACTAGCGGACGCAGGCACTCGTGAAGAAAAGTTTAAAGATGAGGATGCTAAAAAGCGGCACACCATATTTATCTTCTTTGAATTGCCAGATCTTCGTACATCTAAGGACCAGCCGTTCAGCATCTTCAAGCAGTATACATTATCTTTGAATGAAAATTCTGCCCTGCACAAAGATTTAAAGTCATGGCGAGGCAAGTCCTTCACTGAGGCAGAGCTAAAATCATTCGATATGGCCAACATACTTGGGGTGAGCTGCGATCTTGAGGTCGAGCACACCGCTGGTGGTCGCGCCAAGATTACTTCAATCTTTAAACCAGATGGCGGCGCTAAGAAAGTTGCTACGGTCAACGATCAAGTCATGTTCGACCTTGAGGATTACTGCAAAGAATTTTCTGGCGACTCTTGTGACGAAAGCAAAGCGGCCTGTGACATTTTTGCAGACCTGCCAGCCTTTTTGTGCGAGATGATTGACGGAAGCTTTGAGATCGCTGCCGCTTACTCGAAGGGCCGAAAGGCTGAGGCGAGTGAGAGCCAAGGTGGTTTGGCTGCGATGTCTTCAGCGAAGAAAAAACCTGCTGCCGTCGAAGATTTTGAAGACGACGACATCCCGTTTTAATGGACGCTCGGAGAATGCTTGCCCGGCTTGAAAGGGCTTTAACCGAGCAGAAGGTGTCGGTCACTGAATTTTTGTATCAGCACAACTTGGCACCGTCTACTTTTTATAAAATAAAAAAAGAAAAACAGTGTACGCCAAAGCAGAACAAGCTTTATCTGAGCGCCCTGAAAAAGTTTGAACCAAGCCTGTCTGAAACCATCACCGTGACGGTTGAAGATGTCGTCAACTCACCGAGCCATTACAAGGTCGGTGGTGTCGAGTGCATCGACGTGATGATTCAGCTTTACGGGTTGAAGCGCGTTCAGGAATACGCTGAGATTGCAGCATTTAAGTACGCATGGCGTGAGGGGAGGAAAGGTGATTCAAAGACTGATAAAAGAAAAAAAATATGGTACACACGTTTTGCGATGGGCGACGACCCTCGCGGGTCTTCTGATGTTTAAGGAGATGAGTCTTTCACGCTTCACCGGCTGGGCCGTTGTCACCGCTTTTTCGGGTGGCATCGTGCTCGGCGTAATGATGTTTTAGGAGAGTGTATGCCAGATTTTAAACCGGGGATCTATGAGGATCTCGATTACCCAGCTTATGCGGCAATCACGGTTGACGGTCAGAGAGCGTGGCGGTCGCATGACCTCACCTCTCTGATCAAGTGCCCGTACACTTGGAAGAATGCCAAGCCGTTTAACGAATCACCGGCCTTGCTGGAAGGTAGGGTTCAGCACACGGTTTTCTTGGAGCATCACAAATTCGATGATGAGTTTGCGATTGATCCCGGATTCGACAAGCGAACCAAGGCAGGCAAAGAAGGATACGAGGACTGGGTGTCTGGCCTAAACGGACGCACACCTTGCAAGCAAGACCTCTATGATATCTGCATGGAGCGGCGTGAAGTTTTATCAGACTTTATTCCGAAACCAGAGCACAAGGTTGAGCTGACTTTGGTTTTTGAATTTTGGGGGCAACCCTGCAAAGGCAAGCTCGATTGGTATACAGGGACCGACATCTGGGATTTGAAAACCTGCCGTGATGCCTCACCGCGTGGCTTTAAAAACGCTGTGAACTCGTTCAGGTATTACCAGCAGGCAGCGTTTTATATGGCTGCTGCTGAATACCTTGACATACCATGCGACAAGTTTTATTTCTTGGCGCAAGAGAAGGCGCACCCTTTCCCGTTTGGCGTTTACACGCTGACCGAGGAGGCTGTGCAGTATGGTCATGCCAAGAACCAGCAAGCGCTTGAGATTGGTTTGAGGTGTGAGCAAACCGGCGATTATCGACCTTTTGATAACGGTTTGATCACGGAGTTTAATCTTAGTGATCTCTGGTAAGGATTTGGAGCGGGAGCAGAAGTGGGCGGACGATAAAAAGTATTACGCCGCCCGATCTGCTTGGAAGCGCAGGCACCAGTTGGTCGAGGGCAAAGGGTACACTTGGGGCCAGTGGTTTCAGCGCATGTTTGGCGAGAAATTGACTGACTATGCTGCTCGAAAAGCCAAAGAAAAATCAGAGGCTCTTTAGCTCCTCGCTGGCTAGTTTCCCGGTTTCCCGATTGAACTTCATCGCAAGATAGTCATGGATTCTGCTCAGCTCGTAAGCTCGCAAATCTTCGTCCGTCTCATCAACGATGCGGTCGAGCATCTTCAGAACTCGCAAGGTGGGGATGTTTGATTGTCTTTCCATGTCGTAATCCTAATTTAAATTGCAGGCAAAAAAAAGCGGCCTAAGCCGCTTCTGTTTCGTAGGTTTTAACTTTTGCTGAATCACGATCAACATCGTGCTCCCATTCCCATTTTGCAATTGGTGTAGGCTCTGCACCCCACTCTGGCAAATTTAACTCAACCCTGATCACTTGATTAACCCTGCGCTCAACGTAACCATTGCCAGCCGCTCCGTAAACGCTAACCCAGCCGCCTTTGACAACTTTTTGCCATTGAAGGAAGCCTTTTAGCTGACCCTTGCGCTTTCCTCTAACGTAACGCGGCAAAGCGTTAACAACATCGTCCCCAAAATAACGGCGAGCCATGCCTTCAATAAACTCCGAAGACATGTACCCGTTTCTGTAATCAATGTTCGCTCTTACTGTCATTGCTCTCCTCCCGGCGGCCTAAGCCGCTCTTAATGCTTTGTTGATTGCTGCAACAGTGTTTTTGGTTTTCGGGTCATGCACTAAAGACTTAACCAGACGATCACCAATTTTTGAATAAAGATGCACCGAACCAGCGCCGTGAACACTTGAGTTAAAGATGCGGCCTGCAAGACTGTCGTCCGAAACTTTGAAGGAGTGGTAACCGACAAACACATCCTCATCGAACGTATCTTTTAAAGGCTCCCCATCCAAGTCGTAGACCCTTAACCAAGTGCTCTCGTTGACCCCTTCGTTCCAGCCGGAACCGATAGAGTCATGACCGCCTTCCCAAGTCCAAGTGCTTGCTTCGTTGATTTTTACTGCTTCCATCTTCTCTCTCCCTAATTAATTTTTTTAAGCGTAAACTCCGCGCTTGTTCTCTCGGCTTACTTCGTATCCTCCATCAGTCTTGATGAAGTGATAGCCCAGCTTCTTGACGATAGACCTGACCCTGACAGCGTTATTCTTGTACGGGCCGACTTCGATGAATACAGTTCTGCCGTCTTCAGTATTTGCAATCATACTTTTGGTCAGCGCGGTTTTTTCTAGTTCTGATCGCTTGCTCATGTCGCCCTCCTCCTTAACAAGCCAAACAAATCGCACCGGGGTTTTCCCACTCCCAGTAGCAGCCGTGTTTTTCAACAGCCTTGTTCAGTTTGGGGTGGATTCCTCCTGACTCAAAAAACGAGTCGTAATAATCAATCACAATCGGACCACCGCGCTCATCGGTTATCAAGAATCGTCCGTCCTCAGATTCAAACCACTCGACAGGAACTTCGACAAATTTGTACTCACCATCGACCTTTTTGTAATCCTCAAACCGCAACTTCTTGACCGCGTTTATTGCTGCTTTGATACCCATCTCACTCCTCCTTAAACCAATCTGTTGTTTTTGTCTCTACCTCTGAAGCATCTCATAGCCATTGCCAAATGATAGTTCATGTCGTCAGCGTCATCTTTGTCCAACCATTCTTCTTTGCTGTTGGCGTATACCAAGGCCATCGCCTCTCGCATCATGTCGCTCAACCGCTCCATGTCGATCAAATGCTCTCGTTTACCCATCTCACTCCTCCTTTGTTTAACTTGCTCTCCCTACATACTTATAATACTAAATCCCGTGTCGTATTGCAAGTGTTTGGACAAATTAATTGAAAGAAATTAGCAATAAAATACCCCGATTGGACTGCCATTTTTGCTGGTGCAGCCTTTTTCCTTGATCGATGAGATGGCGTATTCTGCCTTGGAACCGAAGATACTGTCCGGCTCTGCGTACTCACAATCATCCCATCGAACCATGGCGAAATGACCATCCCTTATGCCGTAGATCGTGCCTTCGTTTTCAGGAATTCCAGCGCCCCAGCTCCCTACCACTCGCTTTCCTATCACGTTCATATCACATTCCCCGATAAAGATTTGGATGAATTGCCCGAAGCTTTTTGCATCGCTCCCAGAACCGCTTGCCACCAGCAACGATATTAGGCTCGTCAGCATAATGACCTTCGAGGTAATCGATGTGCGCCCGGTTGTCTAGGTCTCCAATAAATAAAGTGAGCAACTCAGGTTCAACCAATGTGCTAGGCTTGACCCTGCCAGCGTAAACATCCCATACGAAAGCCTCGTAACGATCTCGAACCCCATCTTCGTTGTCGATGTTGTCAGAACATTCAACAAAGTTCGCCAGCTCCGACATGCAGTAGTCGGTCGTCCTCCACACTATTCCAAACTTTACCTTTTCCATCTCACTCCTCCTTTGTTTTCCCAGACGCCTCTCGGCGTTTCGCTAGAATCTCACAAGCTCATCAGTGGGTTATTCAGCGCCCTCTTCAAGTATCAATTCGATCTCGTCGATATCGCCCCTGTCTATTAACATGTCGCACTCTGCGATTATTCGGTTCCTGTCCCAGTGACCCAAGATGCTAAAACCAGCACTCCTGATCACGTTGACAATCCCATCGGTGCTAATGTCTTCGTATTCATAGTTCATTTTTTCTCTCCCTTTTAGTTAATCTTGTGAACAACGCCACCGTAGCGTTTTGCAATATCTTCAAAGCTGTCTTCAAAGGTTCTTCCGTAATTGGCTTCAGGATCTTCTCCGTGCATCCAAAAACAATCAGCGTTGAAATCAAATTCGCATGTTCCGAAATGAACCCCGTCAACAAAAATCTCTCTGAGCGAATCGTTACCCGGACCAAACACAACTTTTCTTGCTTCGTTCATCTCGTCTCTCCTTGATTTAGTTTCTCTCTCCAACATGCTTATAATACTAAATACCGTGTCGTTATGCAAGCTTTTATACAAATTAATTGAAATAAATATGCCTATCGCACCCTAACCATGTAAGCAGCCTTGCTGGTGTCGGCGATAATTGCCTCGTTCGTTACCTCATGAACTTCTCCGATTGCCCAAGGCGTTTTTCTCTCAGCCGCCTCAAGCCTCATTTCGGTTTCCGCCATCTTGGCATCAGCCCTTCGCTCAAGCCTGCCAAGGATCGTGTGCATTTCGCTTTCGATACCGTCGGGGCAAGTTCTAGTGAAATGGCCCGGACCGGGGTAATGCTCAAGCCTTCGGCCTTTCATTGTGTACTTCCCGTCGCTCCCAGATAATCTGGCCAACCGGTTCAAAACATTTAATGCGTCTGCGTTTCTCATCTCACTCTCCTTTGTTTGACTTGCTCTCCCTACATACACATAGTATCAAATGCCGTGTCGTTGTGCAAGTGTTTATGCTAATTATTTGCAATAATTTTCACAACCGTCCCATCGGTTATGCCGGTGTAAATCCCAATCCTCCGAGTTGACCAACCTTTTCTGTATCGATCCATGACGTTAGCTTCAAGCTCAGCTCTCGTGCTAAACCGGCCAGTGGTTAACGGCCTGCCCCTCTTGACAGGCTTGGTCAATGGGGCGTGAATCACGTCAAAACCCCTTTAGCAATCAAGTAAGTCAGAACCACCTTTGCCGAGAACAAACCTCCGAGGACGTACCAGTACGCTCGATGCCTGACAATTTCGTGGCTCCTCCTAATTAAATTCAATACCCTTATCGCTTTGTTCTTCACGCTGCCTCCTTTAGCCCGTTGTGAATATAAGACCTGTCGTAAGTTCCAATCTTGATGTCGATGTAATGCGCTCGATGAAAGTAGTCAGTCATTGAGTCGTCATGGTTAAAGAACTTCGGACCTTCCATCGCGTCTTTAAGCTCAAGCAAAAAGTCTTTCGCAACACCCTCATAATGATCTTCGATCCAGTAGGTGTTGACATCGTTCCGCAAAACCCCCTCCTCGTAGATCTCAAGAGCAGATCTGCCTTTCGCGTATTCGCTCTTAGCAAATTCTTCGGCTCGCTCCCACCTGTTAGCAAAAGACTTTTCGGTGAGGCACTTCAGAAAATCAATCTCACCTGACCGAAGAGTCACAACCAAAGAGCTGTGATGCCTCACGGCAATCGTACCTTTCATCCCGTACTTCTTCAGAACCGCCTTGATCGCTGGTGCCAACTCAGCTTTTTTCTCTTTACTTACATAGGCCATCTCACTTCTCCTTCTTAGTTTTAACTTCTCTCTCCAACATGCTTATAATACCAAATGCCGTGTCGATGTGCAAGCAATTACACAAATTAATCGCACCTTTCGACTCGATCATGGAACTTCACAGCACCGGTATTACCGGGAGCAATCTTCTTAACCGCTTCCGAAAACCGACTGTCTGAGGTGTACCCAAAGTTGCCGCCGAACATATAATGAGCGCCTGACTCAATAACCTCGATGGGGACTAAAATTGGATTGCCGCCGGGGCCGGGGCCTTCAAGCAAAAGCACCGCTGGCCTTTCCTCTGTTGGCTCGAATGGGCCTTCGATATTGGTCACACAAACCGAATTGAATCTTCGGCTAACTCCGTCTTTGCTACAGTCGTAACCGCCTGCATCACGATAAACATTTATATACATACCCATGGTTCTCTCCTTAGTTTTTTCCAGTAGAAAGATAACGATACCAAACGTGGGCCGCATTACACGGCCCGGTTAGGTTAAAAGTGTGGGTCATGGTACTTTTCTCTTCGACCTACTATGACACCGCCAGTATTCATCTTGAAAAACCGCCCGGTGTCTGGGTTAAGAAAGACGTGTTCATAACCGCTTTCTTTGATTCTGTAAGTCGCCTCTCGACCTTCGCCTTCTTTGCTTGGGTAAAATTCGTAAACCACGTTTTCACTTTCGCCCATGATTCCAGAGACTCTTTCCCAGCGATCTTCTCGAACCGTAAAGTATTTGTACTTACCTTTCTTGAAAACCTCTGTGACCGTTGCAGGATGCCTGTCAGTCCAACTCAACAGTGTTGCACCCATCCCTACCTCTGGTTCAACTGGGGTGGACCGACTGTAAATGTGGTTCACCAAGCTGCCCGTTCCGTTTCCTAGTCTCATCATCTCACTTCTCCTTGCTTTAGTTTTTCTCTCCAACATGCTTATATTATCAAAGGCCGTGTCCATGTGCAAGCTTTTATACAAATTAATTTAACAAATTGCAGGCAAAAAAATGGGGCCTTGCAGCCCCTCGATGTCAGCTATACTTCCCTTTTGTGGTCGGGCTTTAGCACATTAAAAAGTTCAGACCTAGTTATTCGACAACCTCCTCGTACAAGTGGATTGCTCGCTTTCTGTCGTAAAGCCAGAAAACCAGAAGATACCGATCACCCTCCTCAACCGGCAAGCCCCTATGAAGATTCGTGAAGCTTGGGAAAATTAAAGCGTGGCCACTGGGTAACGGACTAAGCACTCCATGGTTATGAAACTCAGTACCACCACCTTTATAGTCGCCAGTATTTAACGGTATCACCACGCTAATATCTGCGCTCTCATCGTGATGCCAAGCGCCCTGTTGCTTGTCTTTCAGGTTGTAGTTGGCTATCTGTACGCTTGCTATCTCAGCCACTTCGCGCTGGTATAAGGAGAATATGATTGGCGACAAAACATTCTGAACCACATGCCACATATTTCGGTACAGCTCTGGGACGTGTTCTTTTAAGACGATTTCAGGGATTTGCCTAAGCTCGTCTTCACCTTCGTTTGGCTCAAACCCAATCACCCTGCGCATAGTGTCAATTTCTTCGCACAACATCTTGCAATATTGCCTTCTAAAAAGCGGCACCTTGTAAACGTCTGGCCAGATCTTCTTAGTAAGCTTTTGAATAGGCATCTCACCAAGATTTTCTGTGCCTTCTTTTGCTCGATAACGAGCTATGGCCGGTATAGAATCTTGCACAGCCTTGTAGACCGGCTGGTTAAGATACCAGTGCGATTGCATTGAGAGCATATAGTTTTTCAGCGAATACATATTTGCAACTTCTTCCAAGCTTTTGTACAATATAACAGATTTTAACCAAGGATGCGTAATGGAAACAACAACAGAACCATCTCGACAGAGAAAAAGTTTAGCTGTCGATCAAAAAACTTACGACATGCTTCAGGAGATTTGTTTTGAAGAACGAAGAACCCGGATAGAGCAGCTTAAAATTTTGATCGAGAACGAGCACGCTAAATTGTTTGGCGAGTCTTAGCGTGAATATTTTTAAGACAAAGAAAATATTACCACCAAGCTATCGTCCGCCGCTGGAGGCTGCAGAAGTTATTCAGCTCTTCACTCAACTCACCCTGCACCAGCAGGCAGCTCTCCTACGGCTCATAAGTCGAAACTTAACCATCAAGCTAGAAGACGAAACTTTTATGGGTTATGAGTTCGATTTCAATGTTGACGGCGCAGTAATATCCGCCGAGCAAACCGAAGAAGAATTAGACTAACCCTGCAATGCCGCCAGTTGCCTGCCTACGCATTGCCAGCTCTCGGTCCTGCTCATTAGGCAGGATGGTCGGAGAAAGAGACGAAGCAGACGGCATCGATCCTGAAGACGCAATACTCGGCAGCGGAGAAAACAATGACTCAGAGTCAAAGCTTGAGGGAGAGCTTTTTCCCAAAGAGTCCATCTGTGAAAGCATCTCTTCCCTGTTTGGCAAAAGCTTGTCAGAAATCTCCTTGCTTGAAGACTCCCTGAACCGCATCTCATTACCCGTAGGATTTTCATTTACAGAAGTTTGAGACGAGGCGTTCTCTGAGCTTGAAGGCTCAATCTGCTCTTGAGTAAGACCTTGAACCACAGCGTTGATCTCATCTCTTATGTCAGGATTCACCTCTGAGATCTGAACCAACCTTCGTATGTGTTGGCCAAAAGAATTCGGATTAAAAGCAGCTTTTTCTACGCCGCTAGATAGCCACTTAACAAAGTCCTTATTGGTTAATAACTTCGCAGAGGCGTAAGGGCCTATAAGACCCCCAAAGCCGTACTCAAAACCTTCAGCGCCAATCATTTTTCCAAACATGGATTCTGCACCAAAAACACCAAGCATACCCATTGCGGCAATAGCTCTTGCGGTTCCAGAAGGGTTCGCCATGTCTGCGGCTGCTTTTCCTACGCGGTCAATGCTAAAAACCAGATCGTCTAAAGCTGGCGCTAAGTTTTGATACTCAGTGCCTTTAAACATGGCTTCTCTAGCTTCTTTGCTAAGCGTGTTCCAGTTTTTTATAAATGTCGCAGGAGAAAATCCAGCCTCAGATATTGCTTGAGCACCTTGCTTCGAGGCTTCTTCTCCTAGCTCTGATATGCCAGCAACGCTAGGTGTTGGCAAGCCCATTTTGCCAAGCATAAAGCCAGCTAAAACGCCGTATTCTTCATCATCGAATTGCCTTCTTAGACGCTCAAAACGCTCTCCGCCCTCCTTTGAACCTTGCAGCACATACCTCAATGCACCAGTGGCTTCCGCTGCGCCATTTTTAATAACGCCGTCAACAAAAGCGATATCGCCACCTTTCTTCATGTTCTCTTTGACGAAGGCGTTAGCAGCTTTGTAAGCCCCTATGATGTCATGATCTTTGATGCTCCGTCTGGTAGCGCCCATAGCGGACTCAGCAGAAGCTTTCATGACCAAGTTATCGAGGTCTTGAGTGACGTAACCAACCAGCTCTTTTACTTTCGCTTCGGGTCCACTCAACGCGCCTTGACTTTCAGCCTTTCTCACAGTACGCATAAGACTGGTTCTGAAATCTTTTAATCTTTGAAAGGTCAAAACACCATCTTTGGCGTCTTTAAGAACCATCTCAGCCTGACGCAATGCAGGGTTAAGCTCCGGTTTGCCTGTAGCGGTTCCAGCAGCTTCTATATATTTAGCCGCAAACCTTTGAACAGCCAAACCATCGCTGGTAGTGGTCGGGGGAATTAAATCTTGGACCCTCGTGTACATTTCATTGACTTGGTTATCATAAGTCGCCCTAGCTCTTTGAGCGGCGTCCATGACTTTTTCTGCAGCTTCTGAGGTTGACCTGACGCCACCGTATTTCTCAGCTAACTTTAAGGCAGACTCTTCAAGCTCTCGCAAGGTTTGCTGAGCATTGGTTCTCATTGTAGTTGTAGATGTTGGCGCACTCGCTAAAGCGCTTTCAAAAAGATTTGCCACAGGGTTTGCAGTCACCTGTCCCGCTGTAGGATTGCTGACACCAGCTCGATTCATGCGCTCTAAAGCTTCTTTTGCTGGAACGCTTAATGACTTTTGAGAGTATCGAATCGGAGCGCCTGCAACAAATTTCACGCCCTGTGCTATCTTGCTAACAATTGGTCCTGCAGCAGCGTTTACGGCAGCGGTTGTCGTAAAATCGCCAAATCTTTCAAGGCCAGTCCTTGAGTCCTCAACCTCTCCAAAGAAGTCCAACGCAGAAATATAAGCTTCTCTAGCAGAGGCGCTGCCAAGACCTTCCCCTGCAACGAAACCAGCGGTAGCTGCAGGTATCGAACCAAATACTGTAGGTGCGCCAGCAGCGGCACCAAGAGCTGCACCAGCGATACCTCCGCCTATAGCGCCCACCGTCTCTGCAATCTCAGGCCCAATGTCTGCAAAATCACCTAATGTTGGCGCTGGAATGCCGAAAATACGAAAATCTTCGTCGAAAAGCTGACGTTTACCGGTTTCTGGGTTGGTAAAAATAAAATTTCCCCGCCCAAACTTGGTAGCTCCGTACTCTGGATCAAAAACCTCAACAGGAATTGCGTCTGGGTAAAACCCTCGTAAAGTGTTGAGCCTATCTTCAGGCTTTTGAGCGGCAGCAACTTGAGCACGAACGCTTGCGGGAGCGCCGGTTTTAGTGTCCACGCTATTTGATAAGTTTTGCTCGGCAATTTTCATTAAAAAATCGTCGTCAAATTTAACCTCTGAAGAAGTAGCGCTTATTGGCGTTGCCATCTCAAGCAGGATGTCATCAGGAAGTGTTTCTAATGCTTTTTCTGTCACGGAATCAATCCTCTTTCTCTTAACTTAACAGCAAGATCTGGATCTTTTTTTGCTCTGCGAATTAATTCTCTGAGCGCCGACTGTTCAGTCACTCTCCCGTCGCTTTCTTTTTCAAAGTTAGCCATGGCAGCGTCATAAGCGTTTCCAGCACTACCCTTCATTACGGATAGCAACTCTCTTCTTGCTCGTCTTTTTGCAGCAATAACCTCGTCAGCATCACCCGCCATAGGCTGAATGCTTGTCCTCATCCAAACCATTTCGCTGTCATTAATAACCGCACCAGTATCCTTTCTAAGCTGAGCCATGGAGAAGTCGTTCATCGCTCTCGTATAAAGCTGGTACTGAGGGGACTTCAAGAAGTTTTCAGCTACTTCAGGCAAAAATGGGCCTTTTTCTATAAGCACAGACTCGGTAAAATTTCTTGGGTCAAACCCGGAATCTTCTAATCTTTCCATTTCCTCGACCGCATTTTCCATGCGAAGAGCATATCCAGCATCTTTTCTTTGGTCTTGAGTAAAAGGAGATTTTGACTTTTCTGTACCGGGAAGAATTCCGCTAACAGTTGGCCCAAAAACTCTCTCAACCGTAGGCTCGGGCTGGCTGCGAAGTTCCGTAGGCAAAGATTCAAACTCCTCAAGAGAAATTGTTTGAAATTCTGCCATCAGAAAACTCCGTACTCAGTATTGCCAGTGTCGGCATTAATTCTTTGGTAAACCATCTTGCCGTCCTTGAACTTTCCTGTGGGAGTGAACCCTGCAGGCACTTGAGTCTGCGACGTGTCAGTTGGTACGCTTGCCTTAGGAATGA